GCGCCGCGTGCATCGCAGTTCCGGCGGCCGGGCATTCATACCCTGACGAGACGAAGCTGCTCCAAGAGGCAAGTACCTCCGCCATCTCTCGCACTGCCTGGGTGGCGATGGTCTCACTCATCTCGCCTCTCCCCAGCTCACGCCCACCTCCACGTCCACCTTGGACGGCAGCTCCATCCGGACACACTCGCACATGATCCGGGCCATCCGCTCGGCCTCGGCCCGGTCAGCGACCGTCCCGTTGATCTCGTCGTGGACCTGCAGCTGCAGGAAGTGACCGGCAGCGTCCAGCTCAACCATCGCCTGCTTGGTCTGGTCGGCGCTGGAGCCCTGGATGAGGCGGTTGAGCGCCTTGTGGGTCCAGTCATAGGTCCCGTCGGGGAGCTGCGGGAAGCGACACCGGCGCCCAGAGTAGGTCGTGATGAAGCCGACGGCCCGGGCCCGCTTCTCGGCGGCCTTGGCCATTTCAGAGGCGAATGGCACCTTCTGGTCNAACTTGTTGATCAGGGCCTGTCCCTCGGGCCCGGCGGCCTCGAACACCCGCGCCCCNTCCCNGATCGCCTGCTGGGCAATCGGGTCCGTGGTCGGCACCACGCCGCGCCCCTTGATGTACACGGCCAGCATCGTTGGCAGCCCAAGCTTCTGGCACAGCTTTGGGCCGCCCATGCCGTAGATCTTCCCCAGGAACAGCTCCTTGGCGTCCTTGCGCTTGATGCCGGCCATGTCGGCCATCATCTGGTGGTTGTCGGTGGACGGGTCGTCCCGGTACTTGGCTGCCGCCTCCAACGCTGCCTTGAAGGCGCGCTCAGCTGATCAGCCGGTGCCGCCCGGCGACGACGGCCCAGTGCACGAGCCAGCGAGGCTCCTGCTGGCTGTAGTCGTNGGNGCACCACAGCCCGCCCTCCTCCGGCAGGTANATGGACCTCCACATCGGCCCGATCTCCTCGTCACGGGCCGGCTGCTGCTGCATGTTCGGGTTGGACGAGCTCAGGCGGCCGTAGGCGGCGCCCTCGGTGTCGTCCTCGCCCTCCTTCTGGTGCCGGAGCTGGTTGAGCGTGCAGTGGATCCGCCCGTTGGTCAAGTGCTCCCGGATGGAGTTGACGAACGTGGTCCGCAGCTGGCTCATCTTCCGGGCTCGCCGCAGGTAGGCGGCGACGGGGTGATCAATTGACTCCAGGAACTCCTTGGTGATGGACGGCCCATCCTTCGTTGTGCGCGGGCAGATCACCCCAATGGCTCTGAGCGCCGGCTCAACGACGAGCGGTTTGAAGGTATCCCCGACATTGATGCGTACCCCGGTGTCCCGGGCCACCTCGGCCAGCGCGATCTCCTCCTGCTGGATCGCCCAGCGCTCTATCTGGCTCAGCCGATCCTGGTCAACCCGGATGCCGCGCCGACGCATACGCACGAGGACGGGCAGCANCCGGCTCTCCAGGTCGAAGACGTTCCACAGGTTCTGCTCCTCAATTTCCCGCTCCTGGGCGCGCAGGATCGCGAGCGGCAACGCNACGTCCTGCTCNGCGTAGGGCCCGACGAACCGGGCGGGCAGGCGCCAGATCCACTTCTTGACATCCTTCTCCTTCTTGCAGCCGTAGGCGAATGCCGCCTCAATCAGTCCGCGCTCATCCTTGCCCACCCCGAGGCGGCGCTGGCCGATGTTCTCCAGGCTGTAGCTGTACTGNAGCTCATCCAGAAGCGGCTCCGCGATGGTTACATCGCGGAACCATTGAGCCTGCTTGAACTCGATGCCCTCGTTGGCGAGGCCGTCCAGATCGTACCCAAGGTTGGCTCCCACGACGGTGCCCCGGAAGTTGGCTGCCTGCTCGCGCAGGTAGCCAATCACAGCGTGCTCGTCCAGGTTGTCGCCCTCGGCGTGCCTGATGGGAAGGTAGAACTTTGGGCCGTCCTCGATGGCCACCGCCACGCCGGTGATGTAGGCCCCGCGTCTCCAGCCAGGTCCGAGGGTGCGCAGGTGGTCGTCCCGGCTCTCGACGTCAATGGCGATCCGGCGCGCGTCGCCCCACTGGGGCAGCGAGCTGAGCGAGGGCGGGGACCAGGATGCGCAGGGCGTGAACAGCGGGAGTTGCATCGATCTCCTCGTACAGTTTGAAACTAGCCTCCGCCAACTCATCGTCGTAGTCGAGCCGGGCGCCAAAGACCTTCAATGCGTGCTCGACGGACTTGCGGTGGCGGTTGAAGGCACGGCCGGTCCACGTCAAGTTGAACGTGAAGTTGGCGTGAAGGTAGATCGCCTGGTGGCGAACTGCGACAAGATCGGCGTCGCGGGCGCTCCCGAGGATGGAGGCCCGGTTGATGTGGCCCTGCCGGCCGTTCAGCCCTTTCACCAGTCGGTCGATGATCTCGTCCCTCAGGTCATTGCAAAGACCGCCGGCCTCAGCCAGGACCGCCGCCCGCTCGGCGTCCGACAATCTCCTGATGTGGTTAGACATTCACAACTCCTCTGGCAACCAGCTCAGCCTCCACCAGCATGAGATAGCGGCGCAGGTCCCGGATGTCATCGATCAGCCCTTCATCGCGGGGATCGGCGGCGACGCCGGCGAACACGTCCCAGGGCGCAACGGGGTTCTCGGCGTTCGACATGTTGGCTGTGCACTGATCCATGTCGTGGGGCCGCAGAGCGTTCTCGATGCGGTCCCACTTCCGGGCCAGCATCATGAAGGCCCCGATACCGCCGCGCCGCTTCCAGCTGGATCCGTAGTGGAGTTCAGCGACCCTGAGCGCAGCAACATCAGCCGCTGCGACCCGGTCAATATGTTCAATGTGCGTCGAAGTCATCGTCTTCCTCCGGATTGAAGTGGTCCTTGATCCACTTGTCGGCCTCGTCCGCATCCTCGGGCATTCGAGCCCAGACCCATCGGACGCACTCGACAAACTCTTGCATATCGTGGGGCAACGGCTTCTTGAGCCAGCCTGCCTCGATGCGTAGCCTGATCTCCTCCGTCTGCTGGTTGCCCATCCGGTACTGCTCCAGACACCACAGCCAGAGCTCCAGACGGTCCAGGGCCTTGAGAACGTCCCTGTGCTCTGGGCTGAGCTGGTGCGCATCGGGGATGCCGAAGCGGGCGCAGATGTCCTCGTCCATCGCCCTCAGAGCGGACGCCAACTCCGGATGGTCGTCGATGACATGCCCCGGGATGTCGCCCGTGAAGCGCTCGGGTGCGTCGTGGAACAGAGCAGCCGGGCCAAGAGTAGCCCAGAGCTGCGGCCGGAAGGCCCAGAGCAGCACGAGCACGTTGTACACGTGAATCGCGTTGTTNTACTCCCCCTGGAACGGCGCCACGTGGACACGACGGACGGCGCCGCTCTCTCGGCCGATCTTGGTGATCTTCAGAACTCTCTCAAGCGTGCGCGTTTCCACCGTCCTCTCCCCTTCCGTAGTCAACTCCGTCGTCCTGGGCCCTGACCCAGGCCCGGTGCCGTCCCTCGATCCACCTTGAGCAGGCAATCCTCCAGTCGCTGGCCTGACACTGCTGAACGATCTCCAGAGCGCCGATGTATCGGTCCTCCCCGCGCGTGTCGCGGTAGTGCCGGTGGGCCATCACAATCGGGCACGCCACCGTCGTGAAGAAGCGGTGATGCAACCTCGGGTGCGTCGGCTCCTGCCAGAAGATGGTCAGGTCTGCGTCCCACTTGATCTGGGCGTGGGGCATCTCGTCCATGATGGGGAACGGCTGCGCCAGCCCAAGCTTGTACATGCAGTGACGCTCCACCTCCTGGGGCCGGTCGGGGATGCTCATCCCCGCCATGACCTCGGTGTAGGCGTGATAGTTGTTCGAGAACTGGTACATGAAGCCCACGTCGCACCCGAGGGAGCGGGCGACGTACTCCAGCAGCACCGAGAAGTGGACCGCGTTCGCGCCGTGGGCGCCCCAGATCGCGTCATTGGAGCGACAGCAGATAGTCATGTTGACCCGGCCTCGGGTCACCCCGAGGTACACGTGCGTGTTGCAAGGCACGTCCCGGCCGCCCGCGTCGGCCGCGTCGATGTCGGCCCTCGGATCCCACATCCCGATGACCACCCGGCGGTCATTGGGATCCTTGCGCAGCCTCTGGATTGCCCAGGTCAGCTGGTCACGGTCGAAGTGCCGGCGCCAGCGGTGGCCGTAGGCGCCCGGCTGTGTCTTGCCGCCGTCGTCGCTGAATTGCGCCATCCGGCTGACGTATGGAGTGAGCGCCGCCAGATCGTTCCGGCCGGCGAGCATCCACAGGCTCTCAACGAAGTGGAAGAATGGGTTTTCGTTGCGTCCCGGAAGGGATAGCACCCGCTCGTCGGGCCGATGGGTCACGGTGGTCACCGGCGCCGGCGCGACGATCACCGGACCGTTGCGGCTCGACTGCTCGACGCCGTGCTTAAGCAGAGTAGACAGACCTCCGGCGAGTGCGAAGTTGACGTTGCGGACCTCGTTAACGAACATGTCTCACCTGCGATACTTGTAGTTGCGCCAAAGGCCGACGGCGGCGAGAGCGGCCCCGATGGCCACCCAGACCCAAGCGTCATCCGGCGGGGTTGTCAGCCACGTCCACATCGCCCTGCAGCCTCGCTCGCGGATTGTATCTGTTGAGCCTCATCAGTAACCCCTCCCCGGGACATACTTGGCTCGCGGACGACCCTCGCCGTTGCGTACTCTCAGATATTTGTCTACCTCGCACAGCGAGTGTTCCACGTCCCTCATCTCCAGCTTCGGTACGTGGAGGCCCAGGACATCAGAGGGCTCACCGCCGTTCGTCAGTTCCTCGTCAGTCGGGCTGTGGTACGTGGCCCGCTGAGAGTTGAGACGTTCCAGGATGTCCTGCATGAGCGCGACAGCGTGCGATGGAGACATCCTCTGAGACGGGTCCACCCCGAGGAGCCGGTTGAGGCCGCGCAGAGCACCAGGCCCGGCGTTGGCCCAGGTCATGATGTCCGGCGCCTGTCCGAGATAGCGCGTGTGGCGCATGTCCGTCACCACCTCATACGCCATGAAGGGCCCCCAGCCGACGTAGAAGTCATTCTGGAAGCGCTCCCACACGGACTGGAGTGTCTGGGGCGTGTCTAGGAAGCGGCGCCAGTCGTCGCGATCCTCCCAGAGCCGGCCGATGACCACCTCGGCGATGTACCGCTGCTTGCTCCAGCTGTACCAATGCTTTCTCGGGTCGCTCTCGGCGCGGATCATGTAGGCGCCGGTGTAGACCTTGTGCCCCTGGTTCTGGTAGGCGTCGAGCGCCGCCCCCAACTTCTCAGGCGCGAACGCCTCGTGGGACGGCCACGCGCCCGGGGTCTGCATCAGGTGCTGCAGTGTCGGCGGCCAGTTGATCGTCCGGGCAATCGCCAGCATCAGCCAGAGGTCAAGATGGTCGGCGAAGGGCCGCCGAATGTTCTCATCAATCCAGATCGTGACGCGGTCCAGCTCCCGGAACACGTTGCAGAAGCGGTACTCACGCAGGATCGGGTCGTGGGTCAGGTAGTCGGCTCGATACTCGTGCAGCACTCCCTGGGTGCGACGCGGATTGGCCCACTCCGGCACCGGGAGTGCGGCGAGATGCTGCTTGCGCAGGTAGATGGCGTGGCGCTCGTTGATCCAGTAGGCCAGGGGAGCAATCCTAAGCATCAGTCGTTCTCCGCGATACGCGCCAACACTGCCGCCGCGTCCACCGCCACACTCTCACCGAGGACATCCAGGACGAGCTCGCCGCTGTCGAGCGCCTTCCGGCGCGTCGCCATGACGGCGCGGTGCTTATCCTCGATGGTCTTCGTTCGGGCCTTATCGCCGGTGCGCGCCCGCACACGCTCGATGCAGGTCTCCACCGGGGTGTGTAGGTAGGTCCAGAGGAAGCGGCGCCCTGTGCTCTCGCGCAGCCTCTGCGCAGTCTCCCTCCACGTCGCGTACACAGTGGAGATGAGTGAGCCCTCGAAGACCACCGCTCGGACCTGGACGCCATTGATGCTGCGCGTCTGAGCCGCCGCCTGTACGGCGTCGATGCACAGCTGCGTGGTGGGCACTCTGTCCATGCCGCCGCAGTTGACGTCGCCGTAGCGCCCAACCAGTAGCACGCCCGTGACCGGGGAGAATGTCCCGTGGATGTATTTCCTGACCGTTCCCTTCTTGGTCTCGGCGTCGTAGCTGGTGATGATGTGGTTGTTCCAGTCGGTGTCGTGGGTCGTCGGCGTGACGAGCCTCATGGCCAGCGTGGTCTTGCCGGACCCGTTCGTGCCACGAATGTTGATGATCATAATTCTCCCTCCCAGGACCGGAGACTAGCGTATGTGCGAGTTGGTACGGAAGTGCAGAAGGTTGTCAACCACTAAGCCGCCGCGAGCATGGGAACGGGCGGCAGGTGGAGCCTCAGAACGTTGACGAGCGGCGCCGTGTTCCCCCAGACCTGCAGTCCCACGTCGATCTCGCGGATGTCCTTTCCGACATAGTAGTGGCCACCGCGCATCGACTTCCACTTACACAGGATTGTCTCAACCTCCTGTGGTCCGCACGGCCGGTCGAACGTCGGGGGCGCCTTGAACTGGCGGAAGTAGCCCAGAAGATCGTTCCAGTGGGCATCACCCCGCCGGCCGTCCTCCGACGAGAGGATGTCCAGAGCCGCCGCTGGCTCGCGGTACATGATGCCAAGGTCGGGTGGGAAAACGATCCTGCTGCCCAGAACGCGCTCCAGCATGTCGGCGATCTTGAAGCCGATCCACGGGCCGAACTGCGGCAGACGCTTGACCTTGGACAACACGTCGTCGAGCGCGGCGCTCCCCTCCATGAGGTGCAAAACCAGGTCCTCGGGCCGGGGCCACATGTCCGCCAGCCAGCGCACCGCGTCAACAGCCTTCTGGCCCCGGAAGTGCCGGCGCTCGTGCGCCCTCGGCCATCGTCCGCCGGTCGGAGCGGGCAGCTCGTTGGCGGCAGCAATCTCCATCATCCGCCAGAAGGTCCGCCCGCTGGCCGCCGCGATGTAGGCCGATGCTCCGCAATGGTAAAAGCACCAATAGGCGACGAGGAAGCGACACAGCTCATCCTGAGTGATGTACCTGGGCGGGGGCGCAGCCGCCGCGTCCACCGGCTCGCGCGTATAACGGCCCGTGGCGCCCGCTAACATAGAATACACCGGGTCCAGGTCCTCAGTCCTGATGAGCTGTGTTCCGAACGTCCTGATATCCATTGGTCTCTCCCTTCCTACATTGAGCCCGGCGGGACGTAGAGGCACTGGAGCTGGCTCCCGAAGTCACACCGATGATCGTGGGACTTCGCTTCCGTCACGGCGCCGATGAGCACCACCAGGATGATTGTTAGACAGGCCGCGATGAACATGTACAGGTCGCGCTTATGTTGACTCATGTCGTCACTCCCGTCCGTACTTGAGGAACATCGTCCCGAAGAGCAACCCCACGAGGAAAAGGCTCACCCGGGCAAGAGCCTCGGCCGCCTCGGGCTGCAGGCCCATCGACGCCAGCGCCCACTGGAGCAGACTGCCCACACCCAGCGCGGCCGTCATGAGCAGCATCAGCACGGTCGCAGCCAGGATGATCACGATGGTGCGACCGATGACGATGCAGACGATGTCCCAGAGGGTCATCTCACCGCCTCCCGCAGGTCCGGCAGCCGGAGCGCCTTTGCCTGTCCGAACAGCTCGGAGCCGCAGCGCGGCTTCCCGCCGTTGTTATCGGCGCAGGCGAGACACCCCGTCGGCGGGCACTCCTCAACCTCGCGGAAAGGCTGATCTAGCTCCCGGCGGGTGAACATCGGGACCCGGTGGCCATGGCACTGGTCGGCGGTCAGGAAGTCGCCCCCAATGCTCACCCATCGGCCGTCGCGCTTGGCGTACTCATAGCACGTCGCGTAGGTCATGCCCAGCTCGGTGGCCCAGGATTGGTAGAGACGATGGGCCTCCAGCCGGTACTCCTCTACGATGGTCTTCTGGGCGCCCCCGCTGTTCTCCTGGAACAGGGCCTCGAACATGGCCGCACGGTTGTCGCCGAAACGCTTCTTCATGCGCTCGACCATCGTTCCGGCCCAGGAATGGCCGGCTTCCACGAACTTGACGATCACGTGGTTGTTGCCGACGGCGGCCAGCCGCTCGAACAGCCGCCGGATGTCGTCGTGGGTGGTGATGCCCGCCACAACCGGGTTGACCTGAATGGACGTGTAGATGCCCTGGCGCCTCAGCTCAGCGATCTCGTCCAGATGATCCTGCAGGGGGATAGCGCCGGGCGACAGGCTTCTGCCAGTCCTCGTCGTCGCCCGTGTTGAGCGACTTCTGGGCATAGCTGTACTTGTTCTGCTTCAACAGGTCGATGGCC